CAGCTGCAGTGGTAAAAGTACCTTGGCTTAATACGGTTCCGTCCATTATTTCTCCTTAAAAGCTTAAGACGCAACGCAAACGAGCAATCCATTCATCGTTCAAGATTCTTTGTGCCATTGAAGTTTTCCAGCCTAAAGTAGCTGTTTGTGCAAGTGCATCAGAGAATCTAGGGTCACGATAGATAAGTTCACTATTAAAACCATCTTGTGTCACAATACCATATGCATCCATACCAGTAATAAAGACGTTATACACATCAGCACCATTTGAAGATGCATTAGGTACAACACTTCCTACAGAAGATACAAAGAATCTTGCTCGACCAGCGGTCCCAAATTCGGATCTTAATACTGAACTTTGATTTGGGTATTGAGCAACATTCAAGAATCCGTTCATTCCTTCAAGATCAGACATTAAGTTTGTGCTGCAAAGTGCTGCATAAGAGTTGTTCACAGGACCGGATCCAAATCGGTTTTCACCTTGGATCTTATCAAGCATTGTGTACGCATCATTACTAGCAAGAACACGAGTAACGTTATCAACGTCTTGTCGAGTTATGTCGGTTGGAACGTCGCCAACTGTTCCAAATACTGCGTTAATAGCAGTTGCAGAAGCAGCTAACATGTCCCTGGTTAGCTCATCTTCAGTTTCTCGAAGATTAATTCCGAGCATACGGGTACCCCAGTTGAGGACCGGATCTTGACTGAAGAGAGTTACTTGTTCTTGAAGTGCAATAGCTTTACCGTAGGTAGACATGGTAGCGTCGATATCCATAGCCGTTAAAGCTTCTGGAACAACTGGCGCACCAGAGTTACCTAATGGAACAGGCGCAGTACTTAATTTGTTAGGACGACGGAATCTGGTAGTTGCTCCAGATTTTCTTGGTGCTTTTACACGCATAGCCGCAATATTATGAATCAAGTTAGGGACTTGTACCGCTAACATAGTTTCATGAAAATGTTGCTGGACTGGAGCAGGTAAAACACTCGATGTAGTTATTGCCATGAATTGGCTCCTTGTACATTTATAAATGAATATAACTATATACAAGCTGGCGAAGCTTAAATTGCGCCCATTGGCTGACGAGACCAGATACTACTTTACAGTAGTAATTGCGTCGGATGTGATTGTGGGATTAACGACGTCCCGTTTTCGTTCAACAAGATCATACGATTAAAGGGAGAGAGAATCAAGGTCGGGTCCGGAGAAATGGATTGAAAAACTCCGGACCCAGACAAAGAGTAGTAGAGAAGCCTAGGTTAAATGTCTTGCATCTCATAATGGTTACCATCAGGCTTTTTAAAATCTCCCCCGTGGCGATTATGTTTATGCAAGCTCTTCCAGAACTTTCCAAATGGCTCATGCGACTTAGTATCAGTCAAATACTCCCCTTCAGGAGAGAAGAGATTAAGATCAACCGATAAACGCTTACAATGCAGGCTATTTTTAATACCTTTACCATTTTTGGCATAGATATCAGCCTGTTCTGGAGTTCTGAACGTTTCTCCAAATGTAACACGGTATCCTTGCTTGTCTATATAGTTTATTAGACTTGCTACATTTACCGCAAAGATAGCCTGCTTTTCTGAAAGTTTCATTACATGTTTTCTATTGCTGAATTCATCTGACGCACCAACATTTCTTGTCTTTCTCTGCTCACATTACCATCTTCAGCAAATCGGTTAACTTGAGAGAGTGGTGATTGAGGACCTTGAGACTTAATTGATGACGACGACTTTGGCTTAGCGCTATTATTTATAGCTCGAACTCTATCATGTGAAGGCCTTACATCTTTAGCAGCATAACCAAGGCTCTTTATAAACATATAGGCAGATTTACCAGAAGCGTACATGTCACCACTTGATGCGAGCGTCTGTGCTACTTCTGGGTGTTCTTGTTTAAGTCGTTCTATATTTTTTGATGATACCACAGAGTCAAAGTCGCTGTACTGTGACTTTAGTCTTGTTTCAGCGCTCGATATTACTGTTTGATACTTGTACTGTTTGAGTTCTTGCTTTATAGCGTTCATCTCTCTACGCATAGCAGAAACATGGCGACCTTCAACAAGGTCATCGTCGCCAAGACCGTAATCTAACTCTGGTTCTGGATCTTTCTTCTTTTCACGGCTTCTTTGGATCTCTAATTCCAACTCTTGCGTACGCTTTTCAGCCCTGAAAGCCTTTTCCCTCAACTCACTCCAAGAGTCCTTAACGGCCTTTTTTGTTGGTACTGGAACTGGATCAGACTCTTCTTCTTCTATGTCTGCATTATCGACATTTTCTTCTTCATTATTGTTTGATTCTTCAACATCTTCGGATTCAGGTTCCGGTATTTGCTGGACTGGTGCTTCTTCGAATACGGGCTCTGTCTTGGTCATATTCTTTACGGTACCGTCTTGGTTATAGTCTACTTCGAAACTCATTATTTCAGCTCCTTTAAAAGTTTGTTCTTATCTTTTTGGTTTTCAGCGTGATATGAACCTTTTGTTTCACTATTTAAGTCTTTGCATATCTCAAGCAGTTTACCTTCTTCGTATGCTTTGCCAAAGAATAGAAGGTCTAACTGGGGACCTTCAATCTTCGACTCATTCAGCTTATAGTCTGCTAGTATCTGTGGACTTACCACTGACCAAATATACTCTATAGAATGACTTTCGCTGTCATACTTATAAACATCCTGGCTATAAAATGGTGTGGGGCAGGTGCGTCGTTCAAACGCGAATATTCTTGGAAGGACATTAACGAGAAGTTTCTCTTTCTTGAGGCTCACTTCAACAAAGAAGTCGCTTGAGAATCTCTTTTTACCTCGTCCAATTGCGGCATGAAGGTGTTCTAGGTATCTATCTGATTCTTGCTTTTCAATATCACCTAAAAGCATTCCATCGTCAGGACTTTGTTGTAGCTCAGCGGCTACCTGTCCGACTGTTTTATCTTTTTTTACTATCTCTGCCATCTCTCTCCTAGACGTAGAACTCTATAACTTTGGGAATTTTTCCCATTTTTCCCATTCTCTTGACCATCTTACAAAAAACCCTCACCTATTGCTAGATGAGGGAGAGAAAGAAAGAAGAGTAGTGTGGAGTTACTTTTTCTTTTTTGCTTTTGGCTTTTTCTTCTTAGCGATTCCCGCCTCTGATAGAGCAATTGCTAATGCTTGCTTCTTATCTGTAACGACAGGACCTTTTTTAGAGCCAGATTTTAGTTTGCCAGCCTTGAACTCGTCATAGACTTTGCCGACCTTGTCGCTTTGCTTCTTGGTCTCTTTTTTCTTAGTCGACTTCTTTTTCATCATGTTCCTAATTTATAGGTGCTAGCGGTCATTATCCTACTAACACCTATTGGATAGAGATCTACTTGCTAAAACATACGTGGTTCAACGTTCTTCTTCTTACGTTCGTAATCAGTTTTCTCGTTGTCCATATTAATAGGCTTGCCAAGTATCGCATAAGCGATATTAGCAGCTTTTTTATTAGGTCTAGGTCCTTGTGCCATATTAATCCATCCTAAAAGGGTCAAAGGGTTGTGCCACTGACTCTAGCTTTCTGACGAAAGACTTTTGTGGAAGATTAGAAGGTTCGCTCATAGCATTAGGAACCTTACGGCTATCTAACAGCTGACGCCTATCTTCAGGATCACGCGGAAGTAATAAGAATTCAAATTCTTCCATAGTTATCCTTTTAGTTAAGCTTAGCTGGTTTGTAGCCTGGGCTTCCCTTGATTCTATCAGCTTTGATCTGCTCATCGATTCCAGCAACATCATCCTTCATTTCCATGTAGCAATCGCTGTATGGATCTGGGTATGCCATTCTTTTGCTAGCAAGAGGAAGACCAGCAAACTCGCCGCCTTTTTTCATTCCACCATCTTTATACTTTGACATGTTACTGTCCTTTATAGAAACGGCTAACACTTTACGTGCGCCAGGTTATTAACCTCTATCTATTGAGCAGGACCACCCTGTTCAACTTGAGGATTTATTTCTTATTGCTAGCCTTGCAGCTGTTCCTGCATTTGATTCTGCAGATTCTCCTTTAGCCCGCCAGCAACTTCATTTTCTTTGGTTCTAATCTCTTCTTTTCCACTTGCTGTTTGGTCAGGATTTGTTCTTAGCATCTGAGCCAGCATAACAAGTTCTTTAAGATTCGCCATGTCCATACTTTCAAGTTCTTTCATAGCCTTAACTTTAGAAAGAAGTGCATCATCTTCATTCTCAGCAGCCTGTGATCTTCTTTCGACCGCAAGAGCTTCATTTTCTTCAACTCTGCTGATCCTCTCAAGACCCAGCCCCTGGTCGCTGACTGCACGAGCTTTATTAAGTTCGATCTGAGATTGTAGCATTTCCATTTGAGTTTGCTGTTGTGCCTGTTGTGATTCAGCCTGTTGTTGCTTCTCTTGTTCAATAGCTTTAATAAGATCGCTCTTATTTTGCATAGTGGAAGCTTCAAGGATAACTGAGTCAGGTATCTGCATTCCCATTTCACGCAAGTATATAAGTTGAGAAAACTGCATTTGTTTCTGGGTGCTCGTCAGTAACCCCTCCTCTACCACGCAGTCATATCTACCAAATGTCTTATTGTAGAACTCTTCTGTTGGCTCTTCTTTCTCTAGGATGTTTTTAATCTTGCCAGGAGTAAAGTTCATCTGAATAAGCTCTATCATGATCTTGCCAAGTATCTTTTGAGAGCCATCAAGATTATCAAATAAGATCTGCAAGGTAGTAAGACCTGCGCCCTGTCTCAACTGAGATAGAATGCCCGCTTTATCATCAGTAGCAGAACCGAGAAGTTCTTCATTAACACCAGAAATCTGAGCCATTTCATTACCAAGTATGTTCGTTATCTCAATGGATGATTGGGGTATATTAACTGGGGTTATTGGTATTATATCGCCCGGCTGAGCATGCATTTTAACTACTAAGTTCTTGCCCTCACCTCTTAATGATGACGCATCTTCTGGATTAACCAAGACACCTTCTTTAAAGATGTAACCAGTGGTAATGGTAGATTCCATTTGCTTGAGCTGGATAATCATTCTTCTGTTATATAAGAACTGAGAATCACGTAATTGGCGAACAATTCCTTGTAAACGTAGATTATAATATTGAAGTTCAGGATAGTAGTAAGCAAATACCGGAACAAAAGGAAAAGAATCGAGTCCAGAAGGCTGTGGTCCAGAGAAGAATATCTTCCCTTGGATGATTATAGCCAGTTTAACTGTTGGTATCTCTGTATTTATAATCTGTATTTGTGGGTAAGCTTCTACGAACTCTTTTAGCTTGCTTTTATCACTACTACGCCACTCTTGAGTCTCACCAGTCTCTGTATCAACTAAGAGAGTCTGTTTACGGTAATCCCTATAATAAAACTCGTCATAAGCAAGCAAGTCTCTAGAAGAAAACGAGCTTTTCTCTGGCATATAAGAAAAGTTACTATCAGTACCAAAGCTTCCAGACATCATTTCTATCTCTTCACGGTGATCAGGAAGAAGAGATATGCACTCACGCTTAGTTAAGAATGATCTTTTTATTATCCCATTACAATCAGACAGATCAGACTTTCTAAAAAATGGATCGATGAGAAAGCTGTTATAAGCACAGTTATCTACTTTGATGTTACCGTTAACAGGATCTTCTCGGTAATCCATCCAAACATGCATAAGGTTCATACCGGTAATCAAAGCACCACGGAATGAATCAGAGAGTGTACCTAATACATCCTCTTTATTATTAATCCACATAAGTGTTTTAGTGAACTGGTCTGCAGTATCTGAGTCAGAGTTCTCCACGCCAACAACAACAGTAGACTTACGGTTTTGTCGCTGTCTACCATCTACCATGTTAACGATGCGTGATATGCGGTTAAAGAAGAAGTTAGATCCACCAATGTCCTGCTGGTCGTTATAGAGGTCTGCCCAAAGTCTTTGGTCGCCTGCCATAAACCTAGTATCAAGATCAGCTTCATACCAATACGACTGATTGACAGAAAGTGAAGCGGTTCTAAACTCATCAAATCTTTTTAATATGTCTCGATCTTTGCCTGTATAGTCAACGTCATATAGATTGTCTTCTGGAAATAACATCGTTCTCCTTTAAAGTTTCTTAGTGAGCAGGACTAAGGAACTTTGAGAGTCCTTGCAAACACTTTCATTTTAGAAAAGCATACCTGGTAAAGCAAGACTTATCGATAAATAGATCTATGTCCGTAACGTGCCTTTTGATGCATCGCTGTAATATCTTCTTTACTCATACTATCACTGATCCTTGGTAGCGATATACATAGATATCGCATCGAGTCAGAAAAATGACTCGACCAATCATGCAATGGCTGCGCTGCGTAGACTTTTTTCTTCGAATCATACTGCTGACGATAGTTCTCTAGTGCCTTTAAAAGTGGGGCACAATTAACCTCATCAACCCACATCTTAGAAAACGTAGAACGAACAGATTCAATTCCATCAGCTATAGAAATAGATGGTGCAGTAATAAATTCTATGCCCAACTGGCGTGCTTTTTCTATACGTGTAATCCCTGATCCCCATTCTTGGACTGCTACGTCCGCAGGAGCTATATGCTTACCATACTTGTATGGCTTACTATCAATTACATTAACGTAATGCTCAAGACCCTCTTTATTCTTTTCGTAACAATCTATTACACGTAGAATCATTCCTATTGACTGATAGAATATAATACAGGTACTGTCTCGTACTCCAATATCCCAAACTGTATGAACGGGAAAGCTTGGGTCCCAAGGAACTGTTCCAATTTGTCCCTTAACACGCATGCGATCGATATACTTAGTATAGTAAGCACCTTCGACACCCATCTCAAAACTACAGTTATGAACAGTGCGACCCAGAACAACATAGCTTTCATCGTACTGTACTTTTATGTTGTAAACACTTCCCTTAAAATGCTCTCTTTCTATTTTTGTAATGCGTGCAGCTACCCCATACTTAGTTCTTGTTAGCGGCCCAGACTTTTCACGAAGACCTTTTATACCAATGTTAACTACATAAGAATCCTGGCAATCGTAAGTCTTTCCGTGAGGAAAAGTTACTGTTTCTCCTTTTCTATTCGAAATTCCTGCTGCATAACCAACATTAAGGCTATTGGCAAGAATCTGTACCTGGTAAGCAAGAGTTTTACTTGTTGTTGCATAAGAGAATTTCTCATAATTCTTAAAAATAGAATGACAACCGTCACCCCACATTAGTTCATGAAAGAACTCTATCTCGTGGGTAGCAATCCAAGAAAATGGAATTCTTTTATTGTTAGACTCTGTTCCGCAAAGAGACTTAAAGAAATCAACCAACTGAACATTATAAACAACAACATTGGTGCTACTCCCTGATTCAGAAACAAAAAGAGAATACTCTACATTAATCTTACAAAGAAGAGATGTAACTCTATCTACTTCTTTAGATCCACCAACGGTAAATTGAACTCCATTTTTAAAGGAGGATCCCTCACAAATATACCAGGCTATAAGCATACACAACTCATAAGATATAAGTTGAACCTTTCCAAGAGGCATTTTAGGAAACACGAGCCGATCTTTATCTGTAACGTCTCCAGCATTCTTCCATGAGTATGTTTGAATAGCCTTGTTATATACTCTAATAGGGTGACACGGAGTACACACCAAAGGCTCCGGAGAACCATAAGAGTGTATCTTGATCATTTCCCCTTCGTACTCTCTTTTTATCACATCTAATACTTTTCTAGGTCTTCCTGAGTGAGAAATAACCATCTCATTAATTTTTATATCAGAAATAGGCTTTAACTCATTTAGTGCTAGAACTTCTTGAGACCCAGGAAAACAATAGTACTCTTGCTGTATGAGATCTTCAGACATGATTCCTTCTTGGCGTTCACGCTCTATTTCTACCATCGGAATATGCTTAGTATCTTCAATCGTTAACTTATAACAGAACCATTCTGGAGATATCTGTGCGATCTTATACAAGTCCCATAGGCTATTTTTGCCCCTTGGCGTACTGATGAAGATAGCCCAACCACCATTAGCTGTTAGAATCGGACGTATAAGCTGATATGCACGGGGATCTTGAAGCGCATACTCAGAAAATACGCATCCCTGTGGATTCGTCCCGACAAGCCCATCGTACCGATCTGAGCCAACAAGCTGAATAATAGAACCATTGGTTAACGTAACCTTCATTTCTTGAGAATTGGTAGACGCTATAAGCTCTTTTGGTATAAAGTCTAAGAATTTACTACCTGAACTTGTTATAGAATCCCATATGACCCGTTTTGCCTGCGTAAACGAGGGGAATATGTAGTAATATACGCCTAATTTACGTAAAGCCGCCCGGATTATTAAATTCCAAGCGACAATATCTTCCCCGATCGTCTCGGTAGAATCACCAGTAATTTTTTATATCCCTTCACTTCAAGGGCGACACAAATTGGGGTCTGATATGGCCTTGGTGTAAAAAGGTCCATTTTTATTCTTTGTTCAACATTTAAAGTCATTTTCTTATTCTCCGATTATTACAGTTTTCTTTTGGAGTAACCCATCTGCAATTTTCTTTACAGTATCCATCATCATTATCTATTCGGTCAATCTGTAAACCTTCTGGTCTATCGCCCATGTCCTCATAGAACCCTAAAAAATCCTTCCACTTTTCACAAACAGTGATACCACGG